GATAGAGGTGATTCTTTTGGATACAATAAACCTTTTGAGGGTAATGAAACTTCTTCTGTTGGAATTTTTAATTCTGCCATAAACGTATTTTATTTTTGTTGCGTATATAAATATATGCAAATTTTATTTTAGATATATTCTTTTTAAGATAATTCGCTTGATTTGCTCTTTAACCATATCATGACGTGATATACCCTTAACATCACGTTTTGTTTTAAACTTCCAATAATTTACAGCTTTAGATAAACTGATTTGAGCATGTTCTGATAGTTTTATAGCGTTATGTAGGGTTTTATTTGATATGTTCTTATTTATAAGCCATATATGTTCTTTATATAGTTCTACTTCATACTGTTCCCCAAACAATATCTGCCATCTATTTAAAAATTCTTTATTATGATATACATTTTTATGTGTTTGTGTTTGACCACTAAACTCTAAAACATGGGGATAATCTTTTTGTCTAATAAAGTCGTCTACTATTTTAAATGAAGTAGAAGTAACTTTTAACCAGTTTTTTATTGTTTTTTCTTCCTCAGATATATTGTTATCCCACATCCATGATATACTCCAATAAAATGGTATTTTATACATGGTTGTATCGAAAGGTACACTTGAGAAATCATATTCTCGTTTAAAAGTAAAGACAGCTAAATTTTCTACTTGATATTTAGTAGGATCAATTTGTTTAAATTCTAGTGGTGTTTCAAATATTTCATTTAGAAACTGTTCTTTATATTCATTATACAGACGCTTTATTGTTTCTCTATTTGATTTCATTTAGTAGAATTTATTTTACAATATATGCAAAATGAAAGCGTTTGCCAAATAGACAAACGCTCTCTTATTATTTTGTGAAATGAATATATATGTATATCAGAAGTTCAATACACAATAATCCATAGCGATTGTTACAGCAAGATTTACAGCGGCTTCACCATTTGCCCAATCATATTCACCAAAGTTAGCTGTTTTAACAAATGCACCTTTGATAACCCATTCACCTACAATATCACCAACAGGACCTAAAATGTTCAATGTAATATCTTTTTTATAAAAATCAGAATAACCATCACGGCCTGTTACTGATTCGTGTGCTAAACGAGCCCATTCCATTACTGCTTGTGCACCAGAAGGTGTAATTGGATCGTATAATTCAATATTCATATCATTCCATCTAATTTTACCTTTTACTTTACGGTAAACGTTGATGTGGTCTAATATGATTTCGTTAGCTTCAAATCCAGGAGCAGAAGCTTTCTTAATTAAATATGCAGGAATACCATCAATATACATGATAAAGCGATTGGACACTTTAGGTTCAAACGCTGTAAACATGATTTCATTAGGATTTAATACGGCCATTTTATGTTATATTTTATTTGCTGTTAATAAATATTAATGGGCTGAATCCCTTATGCAGGGAATTCAGCGCCGGTTGGAGTTAAGTTAAAGTTCAAGATAATAAATTCAGCTGTTTTAGTTGGTTGAATATAAATCTGGCCTACTAATTGGTTTCTATCGATTACTTCAGGAGTATTATTAGTATCATCCATTATAACTTTATAAGCAAATAGACCTTGACGTTGAACTACTGATTCAAGATATGGATTTACTTGGCTTAAGAAGCGATTACGAGTTACAGCTGTGTTTTGTTCAAATACTAATGTACGAGCAACACCACCAATAAATCCTTTTAATGCTATTAATAAACGACGAACGTTTACACGATCGAGAGCTGTTGGTTTGCGTTGTAATGTTTTCTGACCCCATACACATACTCCAGCTCCAGGGAATGTAGCTAATGGATTAATATTTGCTGTATATAATGTATCACGATCTGTTTGAGATAATCTACGTTCTGCACGTACTACTGAAGGAACACCACCACGATTTAAACCAGCAGGAGCAAACCATTCAGCACCTACTTGGTCGTTAAATGCCAATACACCTCCTATTACTGTTGATGGAGGACACCACATTGTTTTACCTAAATTACTGCTAAATAATTGAACCCAAGGCCAATATGTTGCTGCATAGTTACTTGATTGACCAGATGTATTTTGAATTACTTGATTAACTACTTTACCATATACAGAAGCATCTGTGATAGCAATAGAATCACCACGACCTTCACAAGTAGAAACCATATTATCAGATGCTGATGAATCTAATCCAAGACCAGGAGCTAATAGCATGTTAAATTGATATTCATCCTTGTTAGATAACAATTGGAAAGCTTCAAGATAATCATCAGGAGAGAATCCCTGAATATTGGTAGGAGTAATAGCTTCATTCATTTTCTTTTCTGCATTAGTATCAGCTACACCACCACTAAATGAACCACTAGTTCCTGCTACAGGTAAGCTTCCGCTATATTGAGTAGATTTGAAGTTACCATTATTATCAATTGAATCTACGTTTGGAGTAGTTACTGATGCTACACGAACATATAATGAAGCATTGTTGTATGTTCCATCAAACTCAACTTGATCTGTTGTTACGTTGTATCTTGGTTTTAAATCACCAATTACACGAGAAATATAGTTAGGTAATTGAGGGTCTAAACTTACATTAGCCCATGTTTCTATAATATTCTTTTGAGAATTATCATCATCACCACGGCGAATCACTATTGTAAAAGTACCACCATTACTTCCTGTATTAACATTAGTTACTTCCCAACGAACATTATATTGTGAACCACTGGTTAAAGCACCGTTTGTTTCACTTCCTGAGTTATTCATTTGATCACCCCAGGCTAATGTTTCAAGAGTAAATGAAGATGAAGCTGGATTAAGTTGTGATCTTACTGTAGAAGTAGCATAGGTACTATAACCAGATCCACTAATAATTCTAGTTACAAGTAATGATCTACCACCGTTATTAAAATATTCTCTAGCGGCCATTGAAGTGAAATATTCATAGTAGTAACTACCACTTTTAAATACATCACCAAATATAGCTAAATATTGATTATAAGTAGTAACATAGGTAGGTACCATTGGACGACCACCTACTGTAGGCCCTACAATAGCGGCACCAATAGCCGGAGGAGCAGTAGTGTATAAACTTTGATCAGATTCTATCTGAAATACACCGGGAGAAAGAATAATTTCACTCATTTTTTATGGTTATTTTAATTTAATACTAGGGGAATTACCTAACGATAAATATTCACAAAACCATACAAAACGCAGAAACTATTACAACTATGCTGATGTTATCTCACCTGTTTCTATATTAATGCTTCCTTGTCCGTATTTTTCTTGTAATGTAATTACAAGTTCTTTTTCGCGTTCTCCTAATTTCTTAATATCTTCTAAGATATTATTTTTTTCAGTTTCAGCGGCTGCTTTAGCTGAGAGGAGATTTTGGATTTGTGCTTCGATGCTGCCGAGTTCAAATACAAATTTATTGTATTGAGCTTGCATGTCTTTAATTTGTTGTAATTCTTCTGTTGTTAATTTTTTAACGTCTGACATAGATTTTATTGTTTATTTATTTTTTCCAACGTTTATCAGGGCATGCTTCAAGACCCGGTTTAGGGCTAAAAATTTTGCGTTGAAGTGGACATCCACATAACCCACAAGTAAAAGTATTAAGTGCTTTTACATATGTTTTGTGTGGGCATTCATTGCATATTGATATGCGATATTCTGCTATTTCTTTTTGTTCAGGAGTTGGATTAGCGGCAGCAATCCATGCTTTAGCTATTTCAACTATCTTAAGCATCTTATTTCTTTTTAGGTGCTTTTGTTTTTGGTTTAGCAGACATTTTTGCTTTTGGTTTTTTAGCAGGCTTAGCAAGAACTAGTGGTTCTTCAACTACTTCTTCAGCTACAGGAAGACTAACAGTTTCTTCTACAGCAGCAAATGAGCTTGTTTCGTAACCTAAAGGTTCTTCTTCAACAGTAGGGATAGTAGGCTCTTCTGTTTTCTTTAACTTTTTGTTGGAGATTGCAAATATTACTACAACCAAAGCAACACTAATTAAAATGATAGATAACATATTTATTTAATTTGTTTGATATAAATATATATAAGATATACTAATCAACCAAATCTGTTAAGAAGTTTTTATCAGTTAGATCTTCTATGTTTTTAGATGCTCTAATCTCAGCACGTTGGATTTCTTTTTCTGTAAATAATAAACAACGTTCATTTTTACCATTAGCGTCTTCTACCCATACAGATACATAGCCTTTGTTTTCATTTTTCTTTTTAAGTGTATTCCACACTCTAACTAAGCGTCCTGCTTTTACTCTTACTTGATCAATTAAACTTGCCATATTGTTGTGTTTTAAATTATTTTAGACCACCATAACCATCCTAGTAGTCTTACAAATACATATCGTAAATGGTTATCAAACTTATTATCATTTGTTAAATTAGTCCAAAATAACATTTCATCATCTACTTGTTTGCGAGTCATATTATGATCTCTTATAACATATAATCTATCGTGTAGTAGATAACCGAATAAACCATCATTATATGGTCTAACTATACTCCAAAGCCATTTGGGTACAGTAGACATATCATAAGTAAATCCTTTTGGAATGTTTATTATTTTACCTGTACTGAGTTGTGTTGTTATTGGTTTTTGTATTTTCCAATATTTTTGGCTTTTATTTGAATAGACGTATGACTGAGTTATTAGTTCATCTGTTAATAATTCTTCTATAACATTATCTTTAGTTATCATGGTTTTGAGAAATAATATATGATATCAAATATTATAAATAATACTGCTGGTATACTAGCTCCTATAACTGTATATTTAAGATCTCTCCAATCAAACACAGTTTCTTTTACCCTATCATCGTATATCTCTTTTACTACTCCTACACTAGCAGCAGCAACAAACGCCACTACAGCGGATAGCCACTGTTCAAATACAAAGTTACCTAGTATAAAGATGAATATCCAAATAAGCATTCCTGCCCAGAAATGCATTTCATCATCCATTTTTTTGAATCTAATCCGTATCATATTAAAATCCTACTTTTTGTCTGATAATTAAACTATCGTTTTGTATACTGTTACAGCCAAATGAATTAGGTCCTATCCACCACAATCCTGGTTTAGAGTAAGAGTTACCCATTATAGGAGCATTTGGTGAAGATCCTCCATCAAAATAATCATTGATATAGGAGCAATCTAATCCGTATTGCACTTGGTGATATAGTCCTAATGTGTGTCCTGCTTCGTGCGAACAAGCTTCCCAAATAAATTTTTGATTATATGATAGCATCTTACTAAACACGAATCCAGGCACCTCTCCAAAATTATATTGTCCTCCACCAAAATCTATACCTCCAATAAAAGCAACTCCGCCTGCGCATGAACAATACCATTCATTGTATTGTGTTATTACAATACGCTGTCTTTTAAAAGGATCTGCTGCTAAATATATCGCTGTGTCAGTAGTTACTGTAATAGGGAATTGAGCGTAGTCTTTTCTAACTTCTGCTAATACGTTTGCTATTTCTACAGAAGAAAGTCCTGATGGTGTAGCATAGAAAGGAACACCTTGGTTCCAATATACAGTGTTAACTGTGTGTCCGTCGAAATCT